TCAATCTGTCTCTGCATTTGCTGAGTTTGCCTTGCTTGATTCTCAATTGTAGTGCTTACTCTTTCTTTCACTTTTTCTGAACCAGCTAAGCCAATGGAAGCCATAACAACTAAAGCTAATACAAGAAAAATTATCCAGGACATTTTCATCATGGCGTATCTCCAACAGATTCAAGCTTTGTATCCAATAGCTTTTGTTGTTTGCGTTTTAATTCTGCAAGAGATTGCGTTAATGATTGTAAGAATTGAACTTCAGTCGGATTTGGATTTTCAATAGCTTCTACAGCTTTAATTAAAGATTCTACTTCACTAATCCTTTGATCATAAAAAGCATTTCCAAGTAAAATAATATTATCATTTATGGTAGCTAAATTTTTATTGATTGAAATGGAAAGAGTATCTAGATTTTTAGATACTTCATCCTGATCAGCATATCTTTCGTCAATCCAAAACACAGAAGTAGTAATCGCACTAACAAGAGTGACTACAGCTACTATAATACCTAGTATACTGGTAAGCTTTACCCCTTGAAAATATTGGCGTGTTTTATGTATCGACATCAATCTATTCCTACATAGCATTATCTGCTAAGTTATTTATTAGATTGTAGCGTCTTCGATTCCAGCGGTCCTTAGGCGAACAATATGTCCAATTAACCAGTTTTTCTGATCAAGGGCTTTTGTAATACTAATATATTGATTTCTTATTAATGCAATTGAATTTAAAATTTTGCTCCAAGTCACAATATCATCTTCACCATCAACATATTTGTCAATGATACGATCCGCCAATTCTGTATTATATGTTTCTTTATAGATACGAAAATGCTTCGAGCGAATTCGTCGTAACTCAATATTCAAATATTCTAAAATTGATTCAACTTCTTGAAGCTGCGAATACCGGTGTTCAAAAATGCCAGGAAGCCTGGCCGCAGCTTGCTCCAGACTTCCTTTTATTTTGCATTCTGTTCGTGCTTCTTTAAGCTCATTTTCAAAATAATCCATACAATCATTTATTTTGCTAATGTCCTCATTTAGCACTATAGTTCGGTACCATTTATTCATTGGTATTCGTCATCTTCATAATCAAAACTATCATCTAATTCTTCAAAAGCCGCATCAATAATTTCATCATGACCATGCAATATTTGAATGTCACAACCTTTATCTTTAAGCTCTCTTAAAATCTCAGCACACATTTCAACTTGGTCTGCCTCTGGCACATATCTTAATGATATTGTCATAAAATCAAAAAATACTTCATCCAACTTTATTAATGACATCCTTACTTCCTATTCGTCGTCAATATCTAGGTTGCCAATCTCCTGTTCCCTAACTTGAATTGCTCTCTGATCATCTCTATCAACAGAATAAGGATGTTCAGACATAATTTGATCCAATAGTTCATTAGGGATTGATTTGCGGAAGTATTTATGCTCTTTGCTGTCGTTATCAGTATAAGATAATTTATTACCAACCTTAACTAGCAATCCATCAGTCTCAAACATAGAAACTAATCCTGAATAGCGGTCAACTCCCTCACTCCAAGGAACATCAATAGTCATTTTTTCAAAAGGTTTATTGAAACGTGATTTATACACCATTGCATTTACTTTAACGCCATGCACGCCTGTTGAAGTTGCTATTTCTTTATCAGCATGAACATCTTTCAATTTTCCCTTACGGGTAGCAATAACAATTGAGCTAGCATAAACAATGCCAGCACCACCAGTTATTTTTTGATCAGGATTAAACATATCTTGTGAATCATATGTATGATTAGTCATAACAAAACCAACATTGGTTTGTTCAATCAAATATACACAGTTCTTGATGAATTTTTTAAGCTGTTTAGCAAGTTGTCCTTGGTCGCCTTTAGTTTGGCCTTTAAGGAAGCCTTCCTGACCAGCTTCTGTCTCAAGCATCCCAAGTGAATCCATAACAATTAGGTATGGACGGTCTGGATCTTGGGGTACAATTTCCCTCATAAAGCCAGCAACCACAGCAGTACAATCTGATACTGTGAAAACTGGAGCTCGTAGGAAGTTTTTATCAGGATCAACTCCTGCATTGACATACCATTTTTTATCACCTGCTCCTTCAGAGTCAAGCAATAAAATAAATGGATCATCATCACGAGCTTGTGCGTTTCGCATTACATTAGCTGCTAATAAAGATTTTCCTGATCCTGATTCGCCAGCAAACATAGTGACTTTGCCAAGTGGTACGCCAAGGCTGTAATCGCCACTAATGAGGCGATTGAAAGCATAGTTTCCAGTGTCGATCCAAATCTTTGGATCGGAAAATCCAACTGGTATGCCTAATTTATCTGTTAAATGTTTTCGAAATTTAGAAACATCTACTGTTCCTCTAGCCATTTTTCTTCTCCTCTAAAGATGAATTGGTGGGGGCATTGCCCCCACCAATAATTGAATTAACCCTTGTTAGCTGCACGAGCTTTAATGCTTGCTAAGATATCCTTAGGGTCTTTTCTTCCTTCAGAAGAAGTTTCTTCAACTGTTGATACACCAATTTCTGTTGATGCGGCTTCAGTTTGTGCTGATACTACTACGGTCTCTTCAACCTGAGGAGTAGAGGTAGATTCAGTAGCAGTTGAAACCTGAGAAGTGACTGCTTTATTATCACTTTCAGTTGAGTTTCCATTATTCCAGTCAAAACCAGATGGCTTATAATAAGATGCCCATTTTTCGGGATCATATTGTTGTCCATCAACAGATGCTTCAAACATCTCTTTGATGATTTCTAGTTCCTTAGCGCCTGGCTGCTTTGGCAAATAATCACTCAAGTTCTTCAAGCCATACTGCTCAATAGCAGCTAGCTCGTCATCGTTCAAAGCAGTTGAGCGACGAGAATAGTTTGATGTTTTATAGTTAGCATATTCGCCCTGCTTAGTTTTGGTAAGTCTGAAATCCGTTCCAGCAAGATAATCAGTTGGCATTTCTTCCATTTCATTATCCATAAGAGCATTTTTAATAATATCAAAAATGCTTGGATTAATAACCAAACGACGGATTGGATTCTCTGGAGCATCATCTTCTCTTAGAGGATTTTCTCTGATGAATCCTTGAAAAATATAGGAACGCTTCTTCCAATATTGTCGGGCAATAGTATCCATGTCTTTTTCTTTAAACCAAGGACGTACCTCAGCTAAAATAGGACAGCTTCCTATTCCTTCAAACATTTCATTACATGGAACTTGAACAAGAACGTCCTTTCCACTGGTATTGTTTTGTCCCACGATACCTGGAAAGGTCAAACGGATCATCTCGCGGTCTACCCAAAAGAAGTCGTTATCTACACCATCAGGTAGAAACCTAATGACGGCCATTTCATTTTCATTAATATTCCAAAAAGGGAAAATTGCGTTATCGGATACAGCTGAACGCTGTTTGTTTTCTTTTTCGAGCAGTTTTGCTCTTAGTTGTGCTAGTTTAGACATTGTGTTAGTTCTCCTATTAGTCTTTTTATTAGCCAAGTATTAGTTTTATATTAGTACAAGAGGGTCGTTAATCCCACTCAAAGCTATCATTTGCTTTGCACCTAAAGAAACAATCTTTATTGTTCCTTTATTATAAGTATTTATTATTTTTAAGTCAATATTTAATTTTTATACTGCTTTTTGGCACTTGGCAAAGCATAGACTACAGCTATCCAAGCGAAATGTCAAATATATTCTTAGCGAATACCTAAATGACTATATAATGAATGAAGATCCTTGCCGCCAAGTTTTCTCACGCCATCAATTTCTCGATACCATCCCAACGGTCTTCCGCCCATAGGATGCAATCGAACCGCAATCATATCATTAGGGTTTTGAGTATTAGTAAATCGAATTTCTCCACCCTGAGCCCTTCCTCCTCGAGTTCCAAATCCTTTACGAGTTAAAAACTTTTCCCAATCACTAAAAGCTGGATCAGTATATTCTTTTAGTATTTCTGCTAGTCTCATAGCCCATTCCTATATTTCGACAGTTGAATAATTCTTGCCAAATTTTGATCAGTAAATTCTTCTTCTAATTCTGGCTCAACTTCTTCCATAGTAACATTACTTAGGCTACATTCATTGAGACCTTTACCAGTTCGTTCACCGCATTCGCAAGGGCAATTTTCATCACCGCATTTACCACCACAATGACCACCACATATGCATGCTTCAGCACAGCCGCAACCTAGATTTTCGTGAACTGCATGATGATCTTCTTCATGATGATTCTCATTTGCCATATCAATAACATCAGAAGCATCATTTTCTTCAGGATTTGCTCCATGTTGTTGCATTTCTGGATCATATCCATCAAAATGCTTACCTAGTTCGGACATTGGAACCACTTCTGGCCCATCTGCATAAACTTCACTATAATCATCACTATGGGATCTATCTGTTTGGCTTAATTCACCCAAAAGCTGTTGGGCAGTTTGCCAATCTGGGATATTTTTTGCTAGAACCTGGCCAGCATCGCCTTTGCTCTTCCAAGCTTGTGGTGCTTTGCCTTGGCCATCCCAATCATGAGCTCCATAGTTCTCTCTGTATTGTCCATGCCATATAATTGCATAAGGTGCATCGCCTTGGATGCCTGATTGTGTTTGTGAATCGGCATCTGGATCAACTCCAGGCTCGTCTAAGCCCATTGCTACATCAGCTTTGCCAGCTTGGCGGACAGCCTTACTTGCCAAACGAGACTGTGCTGGTGAACCGGGCCTACCATAGCTTCCAGCAGCTCTACGTCCTAAAGATTTATGGGGAGCAGCTTCATCTAACCTAGTCTTTTTTTTACTTATGCCAGCAAGCTCTAGAATACGATCATTATCTATACCTTCACCAAATCGAGGACGACCATAAAACTCTTCGGCACGATTTTCTTCCTTGCCTCGTTCGACTTCCTGATTAGGGCTTAATAAATCGTCAGCCATAGTAGAACCAAAATCATTCTTTTCTAATCCTGCTTCCATAGCCATTTGATGTAGTTGGTTAGCAGCATTTTCCGGCTCCATAAAATCTTGTGCTAATTCTTTAATAGCTTGCTCAAGACTTTTGGATCGTTCATTAACGACAGTTGATAGTTCAAGAAATGCTTTTTCTAGCCGTTGTTCTTCTGGTTCAACAACTGGAGACATTGTCGTTGGCACGGCGTTTGGTGTTGTTGGCACCATTGGACGTCGTTCTTGAATTACTTGCCAAAGATTAGAATCTTCTTCAACTAATTCAAGTATTTGCTCAAGAATTCCATTTTCAACATATTCTTTCAAGAATCCATCAAATTCTTCAGCAGTTTTGCTAAAGTTTAGCCTATCAAAAGCTTCGTTAATGGAATCTGCATCATCTTCTTGATCTTCTGTTTTCTTTTTACCTTTATGCCATTTTTCGTCAATATTTTCATCATCTTGTGCTTCTTCATTGAAGAAATCAACACGAACCATATCATCAAACCATGATTCAAGCATAGTATATTCTGGAAGCGTCTTTTCAACTATATTATCTGAATGCATGTTTTCTGCATTGTCTCGTGAAAGATCTGTTATAATATAGTTAGTATCGTGTGCTTTTTTGCCACCAGTTGGACGATCAAATTCTGAAACATTGGAAGTATAGGTATACTTCTGTGTTTCGGAAGAAATTTTCCCTTCTTCTTCAGCTTCCTGAAATGATTCTTTTTTTGCGTTAGCTCTTCTCGCTGCATCAGTAGCCATCTTATCATAGCGGTCTGGCTCTCGCTGTTTTCTTGGTCCTCGTGGTGCGTTAGGATCCGAATCTCGTGACCTATCTATATCGCCAATGCGTCT